GCAGTGCGGCGGGTGTTAGTGGCGCGGCTGAGTTTCTGTTCCGCAAGACCGGCGACGCAGCGTACACCGTTTATCGCGTAGCTTAGTAACAACACCTCGCGGCGTAACAACCGCGAGGTGGTTTTTAAGGATTTGATATGGTCATCTACTTGCGGCATCCCGTTCACGGTAACAAGGTCGCTATTGCAGAGGCCGAAGCTGAAGCTGACGAAAAAAATGGCTGGGAGCGTTACGAACTTGGCGCGTTGTTAACGCCTGTAAACGAACTGGCTAAACCTCGCGGCAGACCGCGTAAGGAGCTTGAAGAATGACCACCACGGCTGGCGACCAGATCAACGGAGCGTTACGGCTGATTGGTCAATTGGCCGAAGGTGAAACGCCTTCTGCTGCAACGTCAGCCGATGCGCTGACCGCAATGAACCAGATGTTGGATAGCTGGTCGTCTGAACGTCTGTCTGTGTTTTCAACGCAAGACCAGATATTTACTTGGCCTGCTAATACCGCAACACGCACTCTTGGGCCAACGGGTGATTTTGTTGGCAACCGTCCGGTATTGGTGGACGACTCAACGTATTTCCGCGACCCATCAAACAATATCAGCTTTGGCATCAAGCTCATAAACCAAGCGCAATACAACGGCATTGCGGTAAAGACCGTTACCAGCACCTACCCGCAGGTCATGTTTGTAAACATGACAATGTCCAATATAGAAATGACGATTTATCCGGTGCCAACTAAAGCGTTGGATTGGCATATTGTCAGCGTCAACGAGCTGGTCGAACCGGCTACGCTGGCGACCACGTTAGTGGTGCCGCCAGGCTACGTGCGAGCGTTTCGATTCAATCTGGCTTCTGAGATTGCTGCCGAGTTTGGCGTGGAGCCGCCGCCCCAAGTGCAGCGAATTGCCATGTCGAGCAAACGCAACATCAAACGCATCAACAACCCCGACGACGTTATGAGCTTGCCGTATTCCATTGTGGCGACTCGCCAGCGGTTTAATATATTTAGTGGGAATTACTAACATGGCTAATATTGCAATTTCTGCCCTACCCGTTGCAACGACTCAAGCTGGCGCTGATGTTCTGCCAATCGTGCAAGCAACGACCAGCACGACGAAACAATTGTCAGTGACCAATCTGTTTACCAGCCCAACGCTGGTTACGCCTGCACTGGGAACTGTTGCCAGCGGCAATATCAGTGCCTGCACCAGCACCTCGATGGCGTTGACCACGCCTGTAATTGGCGCGGCAACCGGCACCAGTCTTAGCACTACGGGCAACCAAGTTATCAGCAGCACCGGCAAACATGGTTACGCAACAGGTGCTGGTGGAACGGTTACTCAAGCCACCAGCAAAGCAACCGGTGTCACGTTAAGCAAATCAACCGGCCAGATTACGCTAAACAATGCGGCACTTGCCGCAGATACAACGGTCAGTTTTACGTTGACCAACACCGTTATTGAGGCTGGCGACATTTTGATAATGAACCACATCAGCGCAGGCACTGCGGGTTCGTACCTGCTCAATGCCCAATCTGCGGCAGGTACCGCCAGCATTAACATAAGAAATATCACCGCCGGGTCATTAAGCGAAGCAATTGTGATTGCGTTTGCAGTCATCAAAGCAGTCACGGCGTAATTGAAAACGCCCATCCTTGGCGGCAGCTATGTCGCTCGGTCAATCAATGCGGCAGACAACCGCATGGTCAACCTGTTTGCCGAAGCGATACCGGAAGGTAGCGGCGGGAAAGAGGCGGGCTTCCTGTTGCGGTGTCCTGGCTTGCGGTTGCTTGCGACTGTTGGCAGCGGCCCAATTCGCGGCTTGTGGGTAACCAACGGCATTGCCTATGTGGTGTCGGGCAGTGAGTTTTACAGCCTGACGACGAGCTGGACTGCTACCCTACTTGGCACCGTGTCCGGCACCGGCCCGGTTAGCATGGCAGACAACGGCACCCAGATATTTATTGCCTGTAACCCACTGAGTTACATTTACAACACGTCTACGGCGGTGTTCGCCCAAATTACGGATGTGGATTTCCCCGGCGCTGGCTCGGTCGGCTACCTTGATGGTTACTTTGTATTCAACGAACCGGACTCGCAGAAGTTTTGGGTAACCAGCCTGCTGGACGGCACAGCCATAGACCCGTTGGATTTTGCTAGTGCGGAAGGCTATCCCGACGATGTGGTTGCCTTGATCGTAGATCACCGCGAGATATTCCTGTTTGGCAACACCAGCGTTGAGGTTTGGTATGACGCCGGAACGCCGGACTTTCCATTAGCGCGGGTTCAAGGCGCGTTTATGGAAGTGGGCTGCGAGGCTGCGTATTCGGTAGCCAAGCTCGACAACAGTGTGTTCTGGTTGGGTTCGGATGCTCGCGGGCGCGGGATAATTTATCGAGCTAACGGCTACACGCCTGCGCGGATTTCGACCAATGCCGTTGAATACACCATTCAGAGTTACGGCAACATCACCGATGCCATCGGCTACACCTATCAGCAGGACGGGCACCCGTTCTATGTGCTGATATTCCCGTCTGCCGAAGCCACATGGGTTTACGATGTTTCTACGCAGTTGTGGCACGAACGCGCTGGGTTTGAAAACGGACAATTTGTCCGCCACCGCAGCAACTGCCAGATGTCGTTCAACGACGAGATTGTGGTGGGCGACTACGAAGATGGGCGGGTCTATGCTTTTGATCTTGATGTCTATGCCGATGACGACCAGATTCAAAAATGGTTGCGGTCTTGGCGGGCGTTGCCGACAGGTCAAAACAACTTAAAACGCACCGCGCACCATTCGCTGCAACTGGATGCAGAAACGGGTATTGGGCTTAACGCCTATCCTGCTTACGCAGGCGAAGATTTAGCCACCGAATCCGGCAACATTATTGTGGCCGAGTTTGTGCAGGGTTATCTAACCACGCAAGCCGGTGACCAGTTAGTCACTGAGGCCGGTGACGGTAACGAACCGCTGGTGACTCAAGTGCAACCTGCCGAGGATTACAACGGGTATGCGTTGGAAACCGAAGCCTACACTGCGGCGCCGGGTTACGACCCGCAGGTCATGCTGCGCTGGTCAGACGACGCAGGGCATACCTGGTCAAACGAACACTGGAACTCGATGGGTAAGCTGGGGGCTTATGGCACCCGCACCATCTGGCGGCGGCTCGGCATGACCGAAAAAATCCGCGACAGGGTTTATGAGGTGTCCGGCACCGATCCGGTCAAGATCGCCATCATGGGCGCTGAACTGTTTGTTACTCCGACGAGTAGCTAATGGCTACTCTCAACATCACCAACATCCCCGCACCACGGGTGCCGTTCATTGATGAACGCACCGGCCTCATGGCGCGGGAGTGGTATAGGTTCTTTCTTAATCTTTTCGTCCTGACCGGCAGCGGCAACAACCCTATCACGCTTGAAGAACTGCAACTTGGGCCACCAAGCCAGCCTGACCTAGCCGAGCTGCTGATTCAGATCAATCAGAACATCGCCCCGCAGTACGAAGATCAATCGGGCGACTTTTTAAGGACCCTCGACACCGCGCAACTGATGTCGATGATTTCGCAGTTCGCAAATGCAGAAGCGGCTATCCAAGGGGCTTACCTCCAGCCGGTTGTGCAGACCGGCACCATCGCCAGCTACAACCTTGACAGCAGCCCGACAGCGGGTGGCGTGGCCTACGGCACCGGCCCCGCGCTGGCGGTAAGCGCAGCCGGGACACTAGGCCAAGTGCTGACCAGCGGCGGTGCTGGAGCTCCGACATGGGCAACTGATGGCGGTGGAACGGTCACCAGCGTGTCTGTGGTGTCGGCTAACGGACTGGCGGGAACGGTAGCCACGGCGACAACGACTCCGGCGATCACGCTCTCTACGACCATTACCGGCTTGCTGAAGGGCAACGGCACTGCGATCAGCGCAGCCACTAGCGGCACAGACTATGCCCCGGCGACCAGCGGCACCTCGATCCTGTATGGCAACGGGGCTGGCGGGTTCAGCAACGTCACCATTGGCACCGGCGTTGCCTTTTCTGGTGGCACGTTGTCGGCAACCGGCTCGGGCGGCACCGTAACGAGCGTGACCGGAACGGCACCTGTTGTGTCGTCTGGTGGTGCTACGCCAGCAATCTCAATGGCCGCTGCAACAACGAGCGTGAACGGTTACTTGACCAGCACTGACTGGACGACCTTTAACAACAAGCAAGCCGCGCTGGTCAGCGGCACTAACATTAAGACGGTCAACGGCACCACGTTGCTTGGCGCTGGCGATCTTGGCACGATCACCTACGCTTATGGCGGCACCGGACTAACCTCTTACACCGCAGGCGACATAATCTACGCCAGCGCCGCTAACACGGTCGCCAAACTTGCCATAGGCACCAGTGGGCAGCGGCTTGTGGTTGCCGCTGGTCTGCCAAGCTGGGCGACCGATACAACGACTGGAACCGTGACCAGCGTGGCAGCATCTGTTCCTGCATTTTTGTCAATTTCTGGCTCGCCCATTACCACTAGCGGCACTTTGGCAATTACCTTATCAGGAACAGCACTGCCAGTTCTTAACGGTGGGACAGGCGTTACCACAAGCACAGGTACCGGCAACACGGTGTTGTCTGCTGCGCCAACGCTGTCTGGTGACGTTAACTTTTCCACAGGCAACCTAGTCATCGGCACATCTGGCAAAGGCATTGACTTTTCTATTACCAGTTCAGGCACTGGCACGATGACCAGCGAGTTGCTAGCTGACTATGAAGAAGGTACTTGGACGCCAGCACGAGGTGCTGGTTTAACACTTGTTGGTGCTTTTAGTTCTGCTGGTCGTTATACAAAAGTTGGGCGTTTAGTCACAGTAAACTTTTCTGTGTCTGGTGCAACTAGCGTAGCTGCCGCAGTAGGGAATGAAATTACGACAAATCTCCCGTTCACTATTGGTGGAGTACTCCCCACAGGCATAGCTACAAATGCAGCCCCCTCTGCATCAGTTGGTGTTTTATCCACCGGCACAATTGTATATTCTGCTGGAACTATAGCCGCAACCGGGACAATTTACGTCTCAATGCAATACACTGTTTAAGGAGTAGAACATGGCACTAACTAAAGTAACTAATTCCTTGATTAGCGGTGCGCCGATCAACGTGTTGGACTATGGTGCTGATCCAACTGGTGTTGCTGATTCTTTAGCGGCGTTTAACGCAGCATTAACTGCTGGCAATTATGTTGTCGTGCCAATTGGTACTTACAAAGTAACGGGAACAATTAACATTGTTGCTGGCAAAGCGTTTGTCGGTTTTGGTGTTTCTGGTCAGGCTGGGTTTAACGACAGACCAAAAATTGTTCCAACTGCTGCTGTTACTGGATGTGTTTTAGAGGTAGAAGGAACGCGCAATTGGATTCAAGGCATTTTTATAGATGGCACGGCAACTACCGGCGTGATTGGGTTGCGTGTTGGTAATGTTGCTTTGGCAAACCTTGCTTATTTTGTTTATGTTGAATCAAACAATTTTCTTGGTTCTGGTGGCAAAGGGTTGCAGATTATTAACACTGTCGGAACTAATTTTACTGATTGTAGATTTAATATAAACCAAGAATGTGTGGACATTGGAACCTTATCTACAGGCGGCACCCCAACCACTACAACTTTTAACCAATGCCAATTTAGAGAAGCGGTCGGCACAGGCGTAAATGTTCGCACTAGCTTTCAACTTGTTTTTAACGAATGTTTGTGGGAAGCCAATGCCCAAGCTGGGTTAAACATTGACGGTTCTGGTGGGCGGGTTTGTGTTGGCGTTACTACAAATGGTGGCTGGTGTGAAGGCAACTGGAGTAGTTTATCTGGCGCACCACTGTTTGCTGAAGCACATTTTAATTTTCTAGGTGTTGGCGGTGATGTGGAAAATGTTACTGTTAATGGAACTTATTTTAGCGGCGACGCAACAAGCGAAAGAGCCATTAAAGCCAATACCATTTATGACTTATTAATTAGCGCCCCCATCACTTCCACAACTGGCGGCGTGGGAATGATTCAAACTACTGCTTGCACTGGTTGGATTGAAAATTGGCGCAATACCAATTCAACTGCTTGGACTAACACTGGCGGGTCAATGGAGAATTTGTCAGCTATTCTTACTGAATGGACAAATTGGACACCCACATTTACAACAGGAACAATGACTTTTACCGGGGTAACAATCACAACGGCAAGGTACAAACAAAACGGAAAAACACTTATATTTGAGTTAGAGGTGTCTGGAACAATTGGTGGAACTCCAGGATCAAACATAGGGATAACACTGCCAGCGGGAAATACAAGTAGAAACACTAGCTTCTTACTTGCCTATCTCTTTGATAACGCTGCGGCAACAACTGGATATATGCGGTTTGATGGGACAGGTATTTTTGCACTTTATAGATTAAATTCCGCAAATTTTACCGCTGGTGCATTTAGTTTTACTGGCTCATTTACAATAGAAATTGATTAAGAAACAATTATAGTGTGATTGTTAAACCAAAGCCCAAGTGGATTCTTGGGTCATACAAGGAGAGCATCATGTTAGAAAAAGTTGTATCAGTTGATCTGATTGAAGTAATCGAAAGCGGCGCTTTGCAAGTACGCACCAAGACCGCCATCTTGGAGGACGGCAAGCAGATCAGTGGCACGTTCCACCGCCACGTTGTTGCCCCCGGCGATGACTATGCTGGCGAAGATGCCCGTGTGCAAGCCATCTGTGCAGCAGTGCATACGGATGAAGTAATTGCGGCACAAACTAAGGATCCAATATGAGCAGCGTAAATCTCTCAGCATTTGGTGGTGTCGGCTGGCAATTCTTCGACAACAACGGTGTGCCGCTTGCCGGTGGTCTGATCTACACCTATGAAGCTGGCACCACGACACCACAGGCGACCTACACCACCAGCGCGGGAACGGTAGCGCACACCAACCCGATTGTGTTGAATTCCGCAGGGCGCGTGCCGGGTGGTGAGATTTGGTTGCTGTTCGCCAACTACAAGTTTATTTTGCAAACCTCGGCAGCGGTGTTGATTGCTACTTACGACAACGTAACCAGCGGCGCGGGCATAACTACTATTGCCAACTTTACCGGTGACGGCACCACGGTCAGTTTTAACTTGGGCAATGCAACCAACGAAAACAATACAAACGTCTATATTAACGGTGTCTACCAGCAGAAAAACACTTACGCGCTCAGTGGGTCAAATTTGGTGTTTTCAGAAGCCCCGCCGGATACATCTTCAATTGAAGTCAGCTTTACTTAGCAGGAGCCACCATGACAGTTACCGTAAAAGTTCTTATCCCCGCCAAGACCGCAGAGGCCAGTCAGACCACGCAATACACAGCGACGAACGTCACCACAATCATTGACAAGTTCACGGCGACCAACTACAGCGCAACGGCGGCAACGCTCAGTGTGAATCTGGTCACTGCTGCTGACACGGCGGGCAACCAGAACTTGATTACCAAGACCAAGACGCTGGCGGCCAGCGAGGTATATACTTTCCCTGAGCTTGTCGGCCAGGTGCTGATGGCAAGCGGGTTTATCTCCACCATCGCAGGCACGGCAACGGCGATCAACATTCGCGCTTCAGGGCGGGAGGTTAGCTAGTGCGGCACTTTTGTAAAATAGCGGGCAACATAGATGTTATTCCGTCATTGCGTGAACTGGCGGTAAATAGCCATTTATGGAACCAAAACCCGCTACGCACTACGCATCCCAATAGCCCGCATACTCAAGTTGACGATATATGGCTCTGGTTTAACAAGTTACAGCAGGACGTAGCAACGACGATTGACGACATACAAACTTACCCTTACCCAGCTTGGCAAAGCCTGTTAGGGCTGCGCGGGATTGTATTGGATTTAATACGCCGTGTAGACGGTGTTCAATTGGGCCGGTGCATGGTAACTCGTATGCGCCCCGGCGCCACGATAACGCCGCACAAGGACGAAGGCACACCGGCTACGTTTTACACTCGGTACCAAATAGTTCTACAAAATCTTCCCGGTTCGTTATTTACTATAGGGGATGAAACGGTAAGTTTTCAATCTGGCGATATTTGGTGGATCAACAATCGAGAAACGCATTCAGTAATAAATAACAGCGGCGAAGATCGGCTTGTGTGTATTGTAGATATTAAAAGCGCGTAATGATAACGGCGCAAATTGAACCTTGGCAATCGTTTATACACGAAGCTCAACCGCTTCTTCCGTTGCACTGGGAGGAGTTAGCGTTAAACAAGGACAAAGTTCCGTTAGACCCGCAATACGATGTATACGCGGCTAGAGACACGGCGGGGCAAGTGCTAGTAGTAACTTTGCGTCAAGAAGGTGAATTAGTAGGTTACTTTATAGGCTTTATAGCGCCGGGTTTGCACTATAAAACTTGTCTTACTTTAACAATGGATATTTTTTGGACGCACCCTTCAATACGTAACGGCTTTGCGGGCGTTAAACTTTTTAGGCTTGTTGAAAAAGAAGCTAAACGCAGAGGTGTGCAACGTATGTTCTTCGGGTCTAAACTGCACAAAGACGCATCTAAGTTATTTGAATTTTTAAAAATGCAGGCTACGGAAGTTTATTATTCTAAGTGGCTAGGAGATTGATATGGTTGCAGCCGCAATTATAGGTAGCACAGTAGTAGGTGGCTTAATTTCCGCAGACGCGTCAAGCGACGCAGCCGACACCGCAGCGCAAGCATCGGGGCAAGCATCTGCCGCGTCCATCGCAGAGCAGCGCCGACAGTATGACCTTAACCGCGCTGATTACGCGCCGTACATTACGTCCGGGCAAAGCGCGGTCAACCAGCTTGCTGCTGGTTTAGCGCCAGGTGGACGGTTTGCATCTGCCACACCATTTGATTTCCAATACGACCAAAACACTGATCCCGGTTACGGGTTTAGATTTGACCAAGGAATGCGCGGCGTGAACGCTTCAATGGCTGCCAAAGGTATGGGCATATCCGGTGCAGGTATCAAGGGCGCAACTGAGTTTGGTCAAGGCATGGGCAGCCAAGAATACAACAACGCCTTTAACCGCTACGTGACCGGCTTTAACGCTAATACGGGAGAGCGTAACCAGCTCTACAACCGATATGCGGGCGTAGCGGGAACAGGTCAAACGGCGGTTAATCAGATTGGCACACAAGGCGCGAACATGGCGAGTAACATCGGCAACGCCTACATGACCAGCGCAGCCAACACCGGCAACGCAGCGCTGGCAGCAGCGGGTCAGCGTACTTCAGCGTTTGGCGGCGCGGCTAACGCGTTAGGCCGGATGTATGGGAACCGAGGGTTCTCAAACCCGTTTGGTGGTGGTGGTGGTGGCGGTGGCGGTGGCGGCGGTGACGGTGGTGGTTACTATCAACCAGAAGATCAAGACTTTTTTAATATGTATGCACCTCCTTCCTATCAGGTGACCTAAATCATGGCTGAACTTAACTTTGGACTACTGAACCCGCCCGGCTCGCAGAGCATAGGCAACGCGTTCGTGCAGGGCATGGATCAAGCAGCGGCGGCTAGGGCGCAGGAGAACCAGAACGCGCTGGCTCAGTACACCTTAAGCAAAGCAAAGCGGGAGGATGAACTGAACACTCAGTTGTTGGGTGATTTGCGAAACGCGACTACAAACGATGAAATATATCGTGCGTATCAACGGGCGGGTAAGGGTGACGTAGCGTCCAGGCTACGTGGAGAAGGACTAACGCAAGACAAAACTCGGTTAGAAATAGCTGGGCTGCCATTAACACAAGCAAAAACAAAAGCGGACACGGCCATACTTCACGGCAACATTATGGAACGCGAAGCAAACGCAGTGGTTGCAAACCCCACTTCCGCAAGGGCAATGCAAGCGGTAGTTAATTTTGGTAAAGCTACGGGGCAAGACGTAACGCAAGAATTAAAAACGTTAACCGAATTAGGCGATGACCCGAATAAAATTGCTGCTTGGGCTAGAGGCCACGCACTTAAAGGCAAAGACCTTGCCGCGTTTAGTACGCCCAAACCTACGCCTACTAACGTAGGCAATAAAATTGTATTCTTGGATATGAACCCCAATAGCCCTACGTTTAAAAGCGAAGTAATACCTTCGCAAAACATAGGCGTTTCACCAAACACTCAAGCCACATTAGCCCAAGCACAGCAGCATTTTAATGGGTTATCTGCGTATCAAAAAGAACAACTTCGCGTTCAAGGAAAACAATTTGACTCTGATCGAGGCGTAATTGTTGATGTAAAAAATGGCACATTTGAACCTGTTTATTCTTATCCTAGTTCAACACCAGCCGCACCCGATGCAATTCCAACCGCGCCAAGCGCAGCACCTGCCGGTACTCCACCTCTGCAATTGAATGTTACGCCGGGTATGGCACCTTCATCTGCTTCTAATATGCAAATACCACAAGCCATCGCTGGAGCGCGTGTGCCTCAAGCATTGCAAAAAGTAATGGATAACGACAAATTAGCAATACTATTAAAGGAACGGGAAAATCAAGTATTTTTAGGTAGGTTAGACCCTGCGCTTGATAGGGAAATAGCAAATTTGCAAGGCAGGCCAACCAGCGTAGCGAGTCAGACTGTTACACAACCAGCACAACGTACTGTATTAGGGCCAAAGCCGGAAAAACCACCAACAGAATATTTTAAAGAGGTTAAAGGTATTATAAATACTAATTATGCAATTAATAATCTAAAAACTATAACTGACAATTTTACCGCCGCAGATATGTTAAATCCGGCTCGTAGAGCAGAAATTGAATCTGCACATTCAACTGCTGTTCTGCTTGCCAAAGATATGTTTGGGTTGGGTGTGTTAAACGAAGGTGATGAAAGAATACTCCGAAAAATAATTCCAGATCCAACTGCCTTTAGTAAGGGATTGGTGCCCATTGAAACAATTAGAAAAAACCTTGTATCAGCTACCAACGTAATAAAGCGCATGAACGAAACAACGGCAAAAGTTCACAAACAGCCATTGTTAATTTTAGATGCAGAAACACCTAGAGCGCCAAGTCCATCAGCGCCACCAATTGAATCGTTTAGACCTTCGCAAGGAAATCCGTAATGGGTAACGAATACAATGTTAAAGGCGCAAGGGATGCTGGTTATTCCGATGAGGCTATTGCACGGGACATTTCTGATTACAATAAAATTGATTACACCGCAGCTATAAAAGGTGGTCATACAAACGACAGCATTATCAAAAGCCTGTCCGTTAATAAAAACAAAGAAGCTGGTGCAAACGCACCTGGTGCAGCTCGCGGGTTGATTTCTGTATTGCAAGGGCCAACACTAGGTTTTGGTGACGAGATTTTAGGTGGTATTGGTGGTGCTTATGACACGCTAACAAAGGGTGGCGATTACTTACCAAACTACCGAGCAAACAGAGATTACTTGCGCGGTGCTGCGGAATACGAACAAAAACAAAACCCTTGGACTACCGGCATAACGCAAACAATGGCATCTGCGCCGTTGAGTGTTCTCAGATTATTTGGTGGTGCTCCGCAAGTTGCAAACACAATGGCAGCACCGTCTGTAAATATGCTTGGTCAAGGAATGACTGCGGCTAGAACTGGGGCGCTTTTTGGAACCGTTGGCGGTGCTGGCGCATCCACTTCAGACACTCTTAGCGGCGTTGGACTTGACGCATTGAAAGGCGGTGCTTTAAGCGCTGCTATTGGCGGTGGCTCTGTGCCTATCATTCGCGGTGCTGGTGCTGTTGGCGGGAATATTGCACAACGATTTAGGCCACCTAGTGCAACAACTGCGGCACAGTTAGAAATTGCTCAAGCATTGGCTAGAGATGCAACAGCAAAACAAATAACTGGCAATCCTGTTATTGCGGCTAGAACCACATTACCGGCATTAGGTGAGCCAGCAGTCATTGCTGATGTGGGTGGTGCCAGCACTAGAGGGTTGCTGGACACAATGGCTACCTTGCCGGGTCGTACAAAAGAAGCCGTATCGCAATTTATCACTCAACGTGAGCGTTTAGGTGCTGCACCTCGCATGATTTCTGCTGCCGATGAATCTATGGGCGCACAAGGGCAAAGGCTTGCCCCCACATTGGAAGCATTAACAGTAAAACAAGCAACAGATGCTGCACCAATATATAAGCTGTTGGAAAACGTATCTTTCCGCGCAGATGATGAACTTGTCAAACTATTAGCAAGGGAACCGGGAGCGCACAAAGCCGCTGAAATATCGGCAAGGCGGCGTGGAGAACCAAACATTGATTTGTCTTTAATCAAAGCGGGTGACGATGTACCGTTGGCAGCTTTGGATAAAATAAAACGCACTTTGTGGGATATGGCAGACAGTGCAAAAGAAGCAGTTACCAAGAAACCAACTTCCGCAAGTCGTGACATAGAGAGTATCCGCGTAGCCCTGACGGACAAACTAGATCGGCTTTCACCAAAAGATGCCGCAGGTAATTCCATTTACAAAAAAGCTAGGGATGCTTTTGCCGATTCTGCTGAATTAAAAGATGCGGTTGCTTCTGGAAATAAAATAGCTTCTAGTATTTTTTCTTCTGATCAAACAGAAGCAAAAATAATTGGTGTAATGAAAAACTTAAGCAAATCAGAGATTGAGGCTTTCAAGGTTGGTGCTTTTGAAGGATTGCGTACTAACTTGGGATCAAGTTTGCCCAATAGAACAAAAATGCTTAATGCAGAATCGAACCCTGTAATTGTTGAAAAATTAAAAGTTATTTTTGGAGAAGAAGGATACAAAAAATTTGCCCAACAAATGGATTTAGAAAGACGTTATCGTCTTTTAAATGCAACCGGACAAAATTCCCCGACAGCCAGCAGACAAGCTGCAATTGATGATCTTGGTATGGATGCACTAAAAGACGTTGCAGGGATTGCGTCTGGTGTTGCTAGTGGCAGTCCGGTAGGTATTGGGCAGGGCATGGTTAATCTGTTTAACCGCACAAGAATGCCGGAAACCACCAGAAATGAAC